GATGCCGCTTTTGCAAAAGTGCCCGGTGCATTTTCTGGCGATGATGACCAATTAATCACAATCAATTTTGATCAAATCAAGGCAACTCTTAATGAAATGATGGGTGTTGGTGAAAGTGAAATGCTAGGCGACAAGGACGTTGGCGATAATGCTCTTGCGGCTGGCGGCGGGGGAAACCCAGATGTAGTTGTCAAGATAATAGGTTCCAAAAACGATGTTGTTGATGAATGGGAACAAGAAGAATACGAACTAGAAGAAGAAGGTCTTGGTGGCAGCGATCAACAAGAATTTGAAGGTTTAGAATTAGAAGAAATAGAATTACATGAAGAAACTACTATAGAACAACAAATTTCGGACATTCAAGCACAATTAGATGCTGCAAATCAAGAAAAAACAGATCTTCAAGCAGGCAAAGGCGCTGAGTTAGAAAAGAAAATATCAGGATTAATCAATCAACTTAATGATCTAAAAGCTAAAGCATCTGCCGAACAAGCTGGCGCCCAAAAACAAAATGCAGCAACTCTTGCTGCTAATCAGCCGGGGTCTATGACACCTTCTCCCGTAGCAGAAGATATTGAATTAACAGAAGAAGAATTAATGGAATTAGCAGAGAGCTTAAAGGTTGATTTAAATATTGATAATATGAGCGATGGTTGGATGGGCTCAACAGTAACTCAAAAGCGCGAACAACGCAATACAGAATTAGCAGCTGCTCGTGATGAAAAGGCAGCAGCAGAACGTGAAGAAGAAGTAAAAAAGATGAAAGATTTGATGCAAGAAAACAAGCAAATCAAATCATTAAATAATGAAGCGTTAAGCACAGTAGCTATGCTTAAAGAACAAGTAGAGAAGTTAAATGTTCTAAACGCTAAACTTTTGTACACTAATAAAGCATTAGGAAATATCTCCTTGAATGAGCGACAAAAACAAAATATTGTCGAATCTATTTCTAAAGCAGATAGTGTATTAGCGGCGAAGACAATTTATGAAACGGTTCAAAATGCTGTAGAGAATAATGCAAAGGAGCAAGAAGCTCCTCAATCTCTACGCGAAACGTTAAATAGAGCGGCAACGCCATTTGTAGTCAAGAAATCTGCCGGAAATAGCATTAGCGATTTAATGGCAGAAAGAATGAAAGCCCTCGCAGGCATCAAAAAATAACAACTATCTTAAAGGAGATATATAAATGAGTAACGTATTAGAAAAGTTAACTGAAGGCGTCGTTGAACGCAACATGTTAGCAGAAACACAAGCAATCGTAGGAAAGTGGACCAAGAGCGGTCTTTTGGAAGGTTTGAAGTCAGAACGTGAACGCTCAACAATGGCAGTATTATTAGAAAACCAAGCTAAGGAATTACTCCGCGAAGCAACAACCATGGCAGGAGGTGATGTCCAAGGTTTCGCAGCAGTAGCTTTCCCAATCGTCCGTCGCGTATTCGCAGGCTTAATCGCAAACGACCTCGTTTCAGTACAACCAATGAGCTTACCATCAGGTCTTGTATTCTTCATGGATTTCAAGCGTGGTACAAACGTAGGCAATACCGCAGACAAAGTATTCTCCAAGAATGAATCATTCTTTGGCGATCGTTTGGGTGTAGAAATCACTGGTGGTGTTCGCATCGAAGGTGTAGACTATGCAGAAAAGGGTTTCTATAACTTAGCAAACGGCTATAACACCTCACGTTATCACGACTCAGTAGGCACTGCCTCATTGTCAGAAGTAACATTCGGTCTTGCAACCGCAACCGATGCTCAAAAAGCATTAATCCGTTGGGATCCAGACGTATTGGGTGATGCAGGCTATACATCAGCATCCGTAATCAGCGTTCCATTAAGCTCACTTTCACAAGCAGGCTTAATCGCAGAAAAAGATTTGTTTGCTGTTTCATTAGTAGGTTTAACTGCCTCAGTAGCATCAGCAGCTGGTGACATCACTGCTGGTTCAGCCCTTGCCGACGTTAAGGTAATCCGCCGCTTAACAACCAAGGACGGAACCAACTTGAAGTTCGTAGTAGTATCAACATCAGGCAATGCAGCAGCAATCGCTTCATGCTTGACTGGTAAGTCATACCTTGGCGTTTCATACCCAATCAAGGACAACCTCCAAAACGTCGGCACCAATGCTCTTGGCGCTCTCGTAGGTGCAACCCCATGGACCCTTGAAGGTTCAGCAGACATCCCAGAAGTTGAATTGAAGGTTGATTCATTCTCAATCACTGCTCGTACCCGCAAGCTCAAGGCCCAATGGACTCCAGAATTAGGTCAAGACTTGAACGCTTACCACAACCTTGATGCCGAAGTTGAATTGACAAGCATCTTGTCAGAACAAATCGGTCTTGAAATTGATCAAGAAATCTTGAACGATCTCGTCAAGGGTGCAACCGCAGGTGTTAAGTATTGGTCACGTCGTCCGGGTAAGTTCGTAAACCGTACTTCAGGTGTAGACCTTGGTACAATCGTTGGCAGCTATACAGCTCCACCGGACTTCACTGGTAACGTATCAATGTGGTACGAAACCCTCGTTGAAACAATCAACGACGTATCAGCACTCATTCATCGTAAGACACTTCGCGGTGGTGCAAACTTCCTTGTTTGCTCCCCAGAAGTTGCCAATATCCTTGAATTCACCAGCGGCTTCCGCGCATCAGTAACAAACGATGCCGAGAAGGGCACAGTTGGTGCAGTTAAGGTTGGCGATATGAACAAGAAGTGGGACATCATTGTTCACCCATACTTCTTACGCAACGTAATCCTCGTTGGCCGTAAGGGTGGAAGCTTCCTTGAAAGCGGTTACGTATATGCCCCATACGTTCCACTCCAATCAACACCAACGATCTTTGATCCAAACACATTCACGCCACGCAAGGCCGTATTAACTCGTTACGGCAAGGCCATGGTTCGTCCAGACATGTACGGAATTGTTGTAGTCGAGGACTTGGAAGGATAATTAAATAATTAAAGAGTTTACTCTTTGCCCCGCTGCTAAAACAGCGGGGTTTTTATTTGCGAAGAAAGAGCATAATTAAAACTATTTATTATACTATCCAGAGGAAATAAATAATGGCGCTTCCAACTTTTTCACCAATATCACAAATGAGCAAAGTGATATTACCTCCAACTGGCAATGTGGCAAATGTAACAACAAGTTCGTTGCCTTTTGCTGTTTATGTTTCTCCCGATTATTGGACCACAGAACAAATCGGTGCATATCAAACAGGTTCAGTAGAGCAAGTTGCTTTTACATATAAAAAGCTTGGTGGCGACGTATTAGATATTGAATTGGTTGAAACACAAGTTCATGCTGCTTATGAAGAAGCGGTGTTAGAATATTCATCTATTATCAATATGCATCAAGCCAAGAACGCCCTACCGTTTGTTCTTGGACAAGAAACAGGTTCATTTAATTCCGATGGTCAATTAACTGGCAGCAATGCAGCGGATTTAGCAAATGCCAATTTAGCATTTCCAAAAATGCAATTTACATATGCCAAGAATATTGCTCTTGGTGTTAACAATTCAGTAGGCGTTAATGGTGACGAACCAATATATTCTGGTTCTATAGATACAGCGCCGGGACAACAAGATTATGATTTGCAAGCAGCAGTTTCTGCTTCTGCCGCTAAATATGGTTGGAATTTTGACACTACAAAGCGAATCAATATATTAAAAGTTTATTACAAGACAGCAGGTGCATCATGGAACTTCTATGGTTACTTTGGCGGTCTTAACGTTGTTGGTAACTTAAGTACATATGGACAATACGCCGATGATAGCACATTTGAAATTATTCCTGCATGGCAAAACAAATTGCAAGCAATGGCTTATGAGGATGCAATTAAAACTCGTGTAAGTGATTGGTCTTATCAATTACGCAATAATATGTTGCGTTTATATCCAGTACCAAATGTTTCTTCAGCGGCAACGTTCTGGTTTGACTTTACAGTTTCTTCTAACGCTTGGAGTGCTGCACAAATATCAGGAAGCATTCCCGGTGGTACATCAACAACAGGTGGAATAAATAATATGAACAGTTTACCGTTCCAAAATATTCCATATGACAAGATAAACAGCATTGGCAAACAATGGATACGTCGTTTTGCTCTTGCATTAACAAAAGAAATGTTGGGTCAAATCCGTAGCAAGTTTGACAAGGTTCCTATTCCCGGTGATAGCGTTACATTAAACGGAGATAAACTTATTGGTGAAGGCAAAGAAGAAAAAGATAAGCTTCGTGAAGAATTAAAGACTCAATTGGCAGAAATGACTTATCCAAAGATTGGTGAAGATAGCGCAAAGATTATGGAAGATGCTTCAAAAACTCAATCATATCTTCCAAACCTTATATTTGTAGGATAATATAAATGGCCCG